TGAACTCGCCACCTTCGCCCAAGGGTTCGAGCCTGTTATTCGCGGAAAGCCGTGCCTCGAAGAACTGCCGGAAGTCTTGCGCCGTCTTGCGCCGGGCGAGCTTAACGACCGGCGAGAGGGCGAGATCGAACCGGGTTGCGAGCACGCGGCGTGTAGTTTCTTCCAACATAATGCTGTAATCTGCGGTTGTCTCGTAGGCGCGCTGCACAAGCTGAAGTGGAGTAAGCCCGATGACGCGCTCCCCGGCGCGTTCGAGAATATCGCGGGCCGCGTCCGCGAAGGTTCTATATCCGTCGCCCATGAAGGGCGCGGCGATCTCGGACGGCGTGCCGCCGAGCATCCGGGTGGCGAAGGCTTCGGCCATGGCCTCGCGATGCGCACGCGGGTTGTCCATGGTCATGTCGTTGTGCCGTGTCGACGTTACGGACGCCGCCGCCTTGGACCGGGCCTTGAGCTGTTCGAAGGCGAGGGCGCGGGCATCGCGCTCGCCAAGGCCGCGTTCCAGGCATTCGTCCACGTAGCCTTCGCCAAGCCCGGCCTCATCGGCAAGGCTCTCCAATGCGCGGCGGGATGCCGCGCGGGTTTTCGTCTCTGTCTCTTCCATTGTCCTTACCTTCGCGCCCTGGTCTGCCGGTATCGGCACAAGGGACACTTCATGAAGTTTCCATTTGGCCGCCGTTTTTTGACGTTGGCCGTTGACCGTTTGCTCACGCCATTTTTCGACGCTGTACCCGATGCTCAAGCTGTCGATGATGCCGTCGGCAATATCGCGCGCGACCGTCTTGACTTCCTCGCGGGACGAAAGCCGGATCGTCGCAATAAGCTCCTCTCCCTCGACCCGGAAGCTGGCTGCCTTCCCGATAATGCTGTTGACGGTCCAGTTCCGGTGCGTGTCGAGGAGCGAGACGCTTGAAGGCCAGTCCTGCGCAAGGTCCAGGCTCTCCATAAACGGCCCGTCGAAGTCGCGCCGTTCGACCGGCGCGCCCGTGCTTATGACCGCCTCGAAACTGCGGGTTTCCGGGTTGTAGCTATTGGCCCGGACTGGCGCCCGGCGCTCCATCCGTTCGGCCGAAATCCTTACGGTCATTGCACACTCCCTAATTTGCGTTCGCCGTTATCGTTAAGCATGGCGTACAAGCCGTCTATCCTATCGAGCACGTCAACGAGTTCGTATTTGGCCTCCGCCGAGCCCGAAAGTGCTACCTCAACGAGCAGCTTTTTGATGGCCGCAACCTTCTTGCTCTTGCGCTTGGGCAGCTTGTAGCTGTGCCCGTTGACATCGACCGTTAGCATCAATCCTCTCCCAATGGGCCGTCTTGGCCTTCTCTCAACTCTGCCGCGTGCCGTTCGAGTTCTCGCGCAAAGAGGAGAACGAGGTCGGCTAGTTCGTGCTTCGTGACCGGCCCAATCCGCCGCGTGGCGGAACGGAGCGCCTCGCCGAGCACATCCACGGCGCTAATCATTCTCCGCGTTTTAAGACTCACCACGCTGCCCATTTGCGCCTCATGCCCATCGGAGCCCAACATCGGACTGCGTCCCCCGGAACGCCTCGTTGACGCTCTCGCGCAAAGCCTCGGTTACCTCGCGGCACGTGGCCGCGAGATCGGTTGCCGAGTTGATCGTGATGTTTTGATGGACGGTCACGCCCACCGCGCCCGCGCCGTTCGGAACGATGCGCCCCGATGAGGATGGCTCGAACAATTCCGGGCCGCGCTCGCCAACGAGGTAGCGCTTCCCGGCCGTTACCGGGCCGCCCGCGGCCTTGCCAGGAAGGGACGGCGCCCCGCCAACACTTGCCGGGCCACTCTTGCCCCCAGCGCCGTACCATGCTCCCACTTGGCCGCTGGTGCTCGATATCGCCTTCGATATCCGGTCTACGGCGTTGACCGCGATGTTGGCCGCGGTCTCGAACGCCTCCCCAATGCCTTCAATCTGCTTGACAACCCAAACAATTGCTACCCCCAATCCGCCGCCCAAGGTCTCCCCGATTTCCTTCCATCGCTCATCGGAGAGCTTGAGTTTGTCTGGAATGCCGGAAATCCAGGTGTAAAGATTGCCAAAGGCATTGGTGAGGGGGCTGATCGCGTTTACCACGTCCGGCCCCATGCCTTCCTTCATGCTCTCCCAGAACGATTGCGCGCCTTTCTTGATGCCTTCCCAATTGGAGTAGACGAAGAGGGCGGAGCCACCAATGGCGGCGATGCCAAGCGCGATCGGGCCGCCGATGGCGAACCCGGCCATGATGCCGCGAAACATGCGGAGAGGATTGAGCGCGCGGAGGATGCCTGCACCAAGCGCCACGAAGCCCGCGCGCATGCTGCTCAAAGCACCCGCTGCCCCGCCCGCAGCAAACATTCCGAGCATGGCGGTCCCGAGCGCGCGGAGGCGGCCGAGGGGAAGCAGCATAAGGAGGCCAAGCGAACGCACCGCCCGGCCGATGGCAAGGAAGCCCGCCGCAACCCGGAGCGCATTGAGCGAGGTCCAGATGCCGATGAAACGCAGCGCCGAGATGCCGACGTTGAGGCCAAGGAAAGAGTAGCCGAGCCGCGTTATGCCGGAGACAAGCTCGCGGTTGCGCGCAATCCAGCGCGTCAAATCATTGACCATGGGCGTTAACCCCTTCGCCCATTCGCCCCAGCCGGGGAGGAGGGCATCGCCGAACGTTTTGGAGAGTTCGCCCATCGAAGTCCGGCTCCAATTCGCCCATGCGGCGGAGCGCGTCCGCCCGCACCCGGAGCATCTCTTCGAGGCCGCCGCCGAAGAAGGGGCGCAGCAACGCCGCGGTTTGCTTGTCCGAAATGAACTTGCCGAGGAGCTTCGGATCGCCGCCCGTCTTTTCGAGGAGGAGCCTTATCATGTGCTCGGGGATGCTCTCCTTGTTTTTGACCGCCTTGTCGATCTCGGCATAGACGTTGATGCCCATTTTCTTGAAACGGCTCGCCATGCGCGGAAGGGTCATTTTGGTCATGAACCCTTCGAGGTTCCCCATCGCGGTTTCGGTATCCGTCGTTCCGCGCCGGGCGATCTGCAACGCCGCGGCCAAATCGAGAATGGCGTTAGTGCCCTTCGCCCCATACGTGAGCGCAAGCGCGCCAAGGCGCGGCAGCACCTTTGTCATCTCGCCAAAGGAGATCATGCCCTCCTTGCCCGTCGCGGCCAGGCCGGAGAAGAGCTTGCCCAGCTCCTCCGGCGCGACCTTGAAGCGCGCCGTCGCAATGGCCGCGGTCTTCCACATATCCTCCATGTTGCCGCCGTAGGTGGTCGCGGCCTTCGCGACCATGGTCAAGACCTTCTCCTGATCGAGGAGGGGGGAGCGGGCCTCGGCCAAACCGCTAACCATGCCAACGATGGCCTCGTGGCTTTGCGCCGATGCCTCGCGGACCCGGCCGATGACCTCGGCAAGGTTGCGCATATATTCGGGCGTCGCGGAGAGCTTTTGCCGGATGCCCTCCATCGCCTTCTCGAATTCGAGGGCCTGCTCGACCGGCTTGTACATCGCGGCCGAAAACATGGAGAACGCGGCGACGGACATGAAAAGTTCGGAGCGCGCCGCCGCAAAGGCCATTTGCTGCCGCTTCATCATGCTCGCAATGCTGGCCTGCGCACGCCCGATCGCCCCGCCCGTCATGGCTGCCGCGCCCTGCAATCCGCGCAAGGCCGCGCCCGCCTTCCCGGCCGGGCCGGTGACGCCGTCGATGAGCTGAACGAGGAGTTGCGATGTAACTGCGCCGCCTGCCATTACGGCCTCACCTTCACGCTCTCGGAGACCGGGGTCTGAGTCTGTTGGAAGTTGAGCCCGAGCGCCTTCTCGCGGGCCTGATCGGCCGCGATTTCCAGGTCAACCTCCGCCGCGTCGCGGCCAAGTTCGGAGAGGATTTCGGTTCGCGAGGTGAGCCCGTTTTGCAACGAGAGAATGTTCGCGCCCATGTCCTTTTCCGGGTCAACCCAGGCCCATTTCGGCGGGAACCACTTTGCGGCCACGTAGGGGTTCAAGTCGCCGGGCGCGTACATGCGCCCGCTCAAGACTTCCGTTGTAACGAAACGGGCGAAAATCGGATCGAAGCATTGCGCGATGAAGAGGCCGTTCTGCAACGCCTCGCACTTCCGGCGCCATTCGACCAGGCTCGCCCGGATGCTGCTGAAATTGACGCTTTCCAAATCGTTGGTTAACGATTCGTAGGGAATGCCAAGGCCCGCCGCGATTTCCCGCGCCACGCTTTTCTTGACCAATTCGCCACCCGTCACGCGCGGCGGCGTCGAAAAGGTGACTTCCTCCTGCGGATTGAGCCCGACCATGGTGCCGGGTTCGAGCGTTGGCAACGCGCGGTCGCCGCGCTTATCCCCGCCGAAGATGGTGCTCGCGTCACCATCAAGCGAGCGAACAAATCCCGTTAAGAGGCTCGCGACCTGCATTTGCATCAACTGAGCATCGGAGAGCTTGGCGTGTTCCTTGAGCGCGAAGAGGACCGGCGCGAACCATGAGAGGCCGCGGACCTGGCCGGGAAAATCCTGCCGGAAAATGTGAAGCACATCCGCCGCGGCAATGCGCCTCGGTTGCATTACCGGGAGTTGGCCTGGTGCGAAGTCGAAGACCCAAAAAGCGCAGCGAACCCCGTCGCGGGTATATTCGACGCCGTTCACAACTCTGTGCCCGGCTGGCGTCGGAAGCTGTTGCGTGATCGGGGAAAGCTGTTCGCCATCCAGAACGCGGAGCTTCAATCGCCCGTCCCGGATGAGCAGGAGAATGATACATTCGCCATCGACCACGACGCGCCGCGCGATGAGCGATTGGAGGCCGGCGAAGTCGAGGCGCCCGTCCGCGTCACAGTTACGAACGAAGCGGCCCCATGCGCCGTCGATGCGCTTGCGCGCGCCCTCGTTCGGGTGCGCCGATCGCCCAACGATACCAGTTCCGATGAGGCCGGAAACCCAAGCCTCGCAACCGCTCGCGGCCAAGGCGTTCGACATGACCAAACTCCGCGCCCGGCTCATGACCAATTGCCGCGAGGCAACGATGGCCTCTTTGGGCATCGGAAGCGGCTTGAAGCCTTCCCAGCGCGGGCCATGCCCGGCCGCCAGGACCGGCGAACCGTGGCCCCAGGGGAGGGCGCCAATCCAACCATCCCACATGCGGCGGAGAAGGCTCATTTCCGGCGCCCTCTCAAGGGGATGAGGTTATCCGGTTTTTCCTCCGCCTCATCGAACATAACAGCCTCCCCAAGGTTGAAACCCCGGCCACGCACCGGCCGTTCTGACCATCGCGCATCTTCGATTTCGGCATGGCCCAAAATGACGAGGGCAAGCTCGATCAGGACGTTGGGGTGGATAGAAGAGAGCATGTTATAGTCCCGGCCGCGCGAAAAACGGCGCCCATTATGGCCCAGGCGATAGGACCGCTTGGCGAAAGCGTCGCCATTCCATGCGAGATCGTAGAGGTTGAAATTTTGCCATTGGCCGGCTTTGTCGCTGAGCTTGACAACCCAGCGCACGTCATTGGCGATGGCGATTCTCTCCCTCATGCGGCCTCAGTAAGCTCAGTGAGCTGCGCCTTAAGCCGCCCGATGCAGCCGCGCATCGGAACGAAGGTTATGCAGGGCCGGAACTCAGCAAGCTCAACGGAAGAGCCAAGATCGCCTGCGGTCACAAAGGACGTTGCCTCGCCTGTCCGGTCCTCATCGGGCGCATAGAGGCAAAACCAGTCTTCGGGCTTGGCGATAATGTCGCGGGCGGCAAACTCCGCCTTGAGGAAGGTGTACCGGCTCACAGCACCATAGAGCGGCGCATGACGGCCGATCTCGGCCCATGCGGCTAACGCCACGGCTTGCTCAAGGCTCAAACGGTTTTCGGGGAAATCGGAGGGAAGCCGTTTTTCGGCCCTCGCCTGGCGAAGAAAGCGGGCGTCGAGACCTGTTAGTTGCAGAACTTCCTTTGCGTCAAACATGCCGCTCTCCCAAGGTATGTCTCTGGAATTGCGGCGTTTGCTTGGACTAAAACATGAACAATTTCCGGCACGTTGGCAAGCGCCAAGGTGCGACAGGGGGTGCGGCATTATGTCACATGGACAGGCCACAAAATGACCACGGTTCGGCCCCCTCCTGTAGGGAGCTGCTAGATTAGCGTAAGATAGCCGCAAGGGTAGAACGGGGCTCAGTGTAAGGTTGTGAGCCGCAGAAACGTCCCCGAGCTGGCCCGGCGTCGCGTTGGGGCGGACTCATGCCGCCCCACAACCGCAGCGGATGTATCAATCTCTTCTCGATCGATCGCGCCTCCTCGCTTTGCACCTCGTCTTGGACCGCCTGTATCTTGTTCTGTGCCTGGCGGACGCTGAGGAGGGCCTCGTCAAGGGACATGGAACCGGCAAGCACTTGCTCGGCGAGGGCGCGACTGTGGTGAAGAACTTGGCGAGCCTGGTCAAGGCGTTGGCGGCTAAAGCTGCTAGTTTCTAGCACCTTTGTTGCTGGGTTTTTCTTTCCTTTGTGGGCACCTGTCTCCGGATAAATCATCGCGAGCGCCATCGCCTGCTGTCCCTTGGTCATGTTCCGGCGATTGAGATTCGCCGACACGATGTACGCCGCCGGATCGCTATTCAATCGCGTGAAGCTCGGCACAACCCCCGCGATTTCGCAGGCGCGAAATCGGTTGCGGCCGTCGATTTACCATGCGCTCATCCATTGCGAGCGGTAGACCCTTGGCGCGGCGGGTTTCGGCGCCTCGCGGTTCTTAAGCTCATCGGCCGCCGCGTCGAGATTGAACCCGGACATGCGGAGCGCGGTTAACGCCGCGAGGGCGTAGACCGCCGTGTCGAGCGCCTCGTTGCGCTCATGGTCGCGCTTCACCCATTGGCGGACGGGGCGGCCGTTCACGTATTTCGTCCGCGGCTTCTCGGCAATAAGCTCCTCGAAATAGGTCACTTCCCGGTCTGCGGGAAAATGCAAGGTTCCGGGGCCGGGCTCCTCTTTCGGGAGGCGCGTCCAGATAAGCTCTTTGAGCGCATCGAC